CTTCGTTCTGTCTACTTCCATCGCGGGCGACATGCGGGCTGTCAGAGCCGCCATCGCATTCTGTCGCCGCGTAGCGGCAGATTCGGTGGGCGACTGCTGGATGTCCGCATCGACGGTCGCCAGCGTCTCTTCATTCAGGTCAGGCAGCACAGCTCGAGCCGCCCGCTTACGAATCTCTGCCGCTGCGGTCGGCCCCAAGTCAAGACTCAGGGCTTCCGTAAACTGCTTCGTAAGCTGTTCCAGCGGCGTGATTTCAAACTGCTGGGGCCAGCGAATGGTCAGGGAGTCGGACTCCTGCCACCGGTCAGCCGCATCTCCATACCAGGCGCGATAGACGCACTGCGTGACAAACTCATCGACGCGCTGGAGTTCGTCGGCGTAGTTGGCGAGTTGCTGATTCAGGTCTTCTCGTTTGATGCGGCGGCTTTCTGCCGTCTCAGCGCCGCGTGTATCTGCTTCCCACGGCAGCACCGACAATCGATAAATCAGGCGCGTCAGCCGGTCGATATGTTCGTGATAGCTGGTGACGTTCGAGTTGTCGGGCGACAGCATCTGTGCGCTGTTCGTTGTAAACAGAATATTGCCCGTGCCCGACTGCTGCCCAATCAGTTCCTGTTCGCGCTGCACGCCGCCCGGCGTATCGCCCACCGGCACGTTCAGAATGGAAAATGTCTGCTTGCGGAGCAGTTCGCGGGTTTCGCTGATTAGGTTGTATAGGTCAATGAACAGTTGCGGGTCACCGAGAATCGACCGCCCGATAAACGGCGTCAAGGCACGACGCTTGGCATACAGCACAAACGCGGGCACCCGCCCGAAATCGTGCGTGCCCTCGCTAATGACCCTACCAGCCCGGTTCAACAGCTTCCAGCCGTCTTCTGTGACCTCGCGCACGCGGATGTCAATCGACTGCGTGTTGCTCAGTTTGGAGAACTTCTCACGCGGCACGGCTTCCAGAAACTTGACAGCCTTGAGGCCGCCCTGCTCATTAACCAGCCAATCGACCACATCGATGGGCGTATACCACTTGACAATGGCCCGTTTCGGGTCGTCAGGCAGCACATCGACATAGCCCCACATGTTCCCAAACGCCGCGCATGGCCCCCAGGCTTCAATCAGGAGATCATCCCACTTGGTGCCGTTGCCGTCCGCGTCATTCCAGAACTGCTCAATCGGACTGAGCGGCCCGGTGCGTTGCTGGTCGGCAAACATGCGGTCGGGCTTGACGCGGAACAGCGCGGCACTCAACTGGTCAATCAGCGTGGCGGCAATGTTCTCGTAGCGGGCTAGCTTGCGGCGTTCGATGAGTTTCGGGCTGGCATTGCGCGGGTTCGGGTTTGGCTCAAACCGCAGCAGTTCCTGATTCGGGCCATAGACCGGCGTGGAATGGTCGAGCCATTCACGTGGATGCGCCGTCAAATACGGTTTGGCGTCATCCAGAAAACCACCTGCGCCTTCGTAGACATCCAGCAGTTTTGTCCAGACCGAGCGCCAGCGCAAATAGAGCGGATGGGTAACCCCCAACACGGACGACGGCTGCGACAGTGGAGTACTAGCAGGAATCGGCACGGGTCTATTGTGTTCTCATCTGTTGCCAGTTTGCTACCACTTGCCCCCACAAGTGGCGGTTATAGCGGTTCCAACTCAATGCGCACCCGTAATCGCATTGCCGTCGCCAGTCGAATCACGGACGACAAGTGGACATTGTTGGCGTGCAGGATGCGGTAAATGGTGTTTTCGCCCATGCCAGACAGCATCGCCAACCGTGGGCCGGACAGGGAATTGGCGTGCATCTGGGCCTCGAGCTGGTTGGCGACCGCCTCGAAGACCGCTTCCTGCCGCCGCCGCTCCTCGTCGTAAATGACGTTCATGCGCCGTAATTGCCCCACTTCACATGATAGGCCCACCAGGCGGCTGACAGCTTGCCGCGCTTGATGTCGGCCTCATGGCGGCGGTAGAAGGCAATGCGCCGCGCCTTATATTCCTCGGATTCTTTGTCCTTGGGCGGGTTGCCGCGCACGCCCTGCTCGCCGAACCGGATGGTCTTTATCTCGTCGCCCTCTTTGGCGACGACCACATGCGATTTCGTCGGATGCCCCGGCGTCCGCTTCGGCACGTTGTAGTCCTCGACACCAATGGCCTTCAGTCGTGGATCAATGGGTCGTTTTGCCATAGCTCCTCCGCGAGACGAAATCAACGACGGTGGCTTTGATGCGGTCGGCCTCCTGCGACTCCTGCACCCGCGCCATCGCCCAGGATACCAGGTAGCCCATCGCGTTCGCTCCGCACCAGCAGCCGACCAGGTAGCTGGCCCACGCCGGTAACCCTGCGGCCCAGACCAGCACTGCGCCTGCGACCAGATACGCCACTGCCTTGACCAACCTTACAGCCATGACGAGAATCCTACACCGACACCGCCCCGAGCGACAGGCGGGAATTCCTGATGCACCCAATAGCCCAGCGCGTCGGAAATGTGGGTCAGGAGCGGGTTGCTGCGCTTGTTCAGTTCCCCGTTATCGTCAAAGACCACCTGTTCCAGGTCTCCGATGAGATGCTCACAGGCCGGGTCTACCGTTAGCCAGTGCTTGCCGTCGTGCGTCTCACATCGGGCATTGACCGCTGATACGCGGTCACGGACATGCGGTGCGGCCTTCGGAATGCGCCAGGATGCATACGGGAAGACCTGGGCCAGCACAGCATGATCAGACGGCCCGGTCGTCTTGCCAGCGCGTCCCGCCGGGTCACCGTAGCCATGCACCGGCCCTCGCCAACCTGCTGCCGCCAGCAGTTGCAGAGCTGCCATCCCTGCCGCCCGCGTTGCCTCGCCACCAGCATGCGTCACCCAGACCTCCCGCCAGACGCGCACTTCCTGCCCGACGCGCTGCCCAATGATGGCGGTGGCTGGATTGATATTAAAGTCGAACGCAATGCAGACCGGCACATGCGGGTCGAGCTGCACCGGGCGCACATGCGCGGCCCGACTGAAGGCATAGTAGGCGCGTCCTGACATGCCCTCAAACGACGCCTCAAACTCCTGCCGAAACGTGCGGGCGTCCATTTCCTGCCGCATCTGATTCAGCATGTCCTGGGCGATATGCGGAGCATCGGCAGTCTTGAACTGCCATGAGTGCCACGCTGCGTACCGGGTATCTGTCGATTGCCCCCGCTGCCACAGGTCATACAGGTGATTGAAATGCTTAGGCGTCCCAGCAATCAAGGCGGTGCCATTGGTCGTCAGCAGCATGGGTTGTAAGACTTCTTCCCAGACGGACATGCCCCGATCCCAGTCTTGGAACTCGTCCATGAGCAGTTTTCGCACGCCGCGTCCACGGAGTCGATCGGGTCGGTCTGCCGACTTGACACTGAAGTGACAGCCCCAGATGGACAACATCTCCATGCGCGTTTCGTGCGGGTCTTTCGCCAGCCAGGCGCGTGGAATCATGGCACGCAGTGGCTCCCAGAGAATCTCGCGGCCCATGTCATACGTCGGGGCGACATACCAGACCTTGCCAGGTGTGCCAAACTCCTGCACGGATTCGATCTTCTCCAACTCAGTCTTGCCCCAGCGACGCCCAGAGACAACAACGCGATATCTGGCGCGTGACCGATGCACCGTTCTCTGGCCCCGATGCAGCCGCAGCCGCACCGCGTCAGTGGACATCCTCGTCGTCGGAGGCTTCTACTTGAATGACAAACGCGGGCAAGTCGCCAATGATTTCCTGCTTTGTCGCCGCGTCCAGGCCCAGATACTTCGCTCGTCGTTCCTGCACGCGCAGACAGGCGGTAATGGCCTGCACATCGCCCCGCTGCGCCTTCGGAGCCAGCGCCAGCATGTAATCGTCGAGCCGCCGCAGCTCGAGGTCGCGAATAACCTCGGCATCCTGTTCAGTTACTTTCCGCAGCGCCGCCAGCTCGGCCTGCACATCCGCATAGGCCACTTCGACGCTGACTCCGCACTGCTGGGCGATGGTGCGGTAGTGTGCGCCTGCACGCCTCAGTTGCAGGGCTTTGGCGCGCCGCTCAAGAATCTGCACATCCTCCGCGATGTGCGGCGGTCGGGTCGCCGACTGCTTACGTTTCTGCTGGCGGTGTGGGGCCACGGGTTTCTTAATGCTCATGCCGATGCGGCCTCACGAGTCGCAGTCTTGCCGGTGTAGGTTTCCCACCGTTTTACAATAACATCGCAATACTGCGGACTGATTTCCATCCCGTAACACTTGCGGCCCAGTTGCTCGGCGGCGATCAGCGTGGTGCCGGTTCCACAGAATGGCTCGTAGACGCTCCTGGACTGATCGCACAGCGTCTGCATCACCCACGCCGGAACGTGTAGCGGCATCGTCGCGGCGTGAACTTCAGAGAACTCGTTTCCGCGTTGCGGAGGAGCGGCGTACACGCTCTGCACAGTCCCACGCCACGAAGACAACGGCACAGATCGAGAGGCTCCGTCATTTGCTGCGAATATGATCATCCACTCAAAACGGGACGCCATGACTCCGGCCGCCATTTGTGGCGCAGCGTGGCCCTTGTCCCAGGTCGCTATATCGACGAGCCTATTGGCATTGTCTGCGACGAATCGCACTAGGTCTCGTTTGTTCCCGGCGAGCGGCTGCACGTTCACAACCCACGCATCACTCACGGCGGCAAGTGATGCCGCAAACCATCCACGCATGAGCCGATCCCATTCGTCGGCGTTGTCTTCGTGGTCTCCGTATGGGTTGGCCTTTGCGGCCATCGCCTTGTTGCCAGACAAGGCGACTGATTTCCCAAGGGCGTAAGGCGGCGACGTGAAACACAGGTCCGCCTTCGTGCCCGCCATCAGCCGAGCCACGTCCTCGGCCTTCGTCGAGTCGCCGCACAGCAGCCGGTGGTCGCCAAGCAGCCACAGGTCTCCCGGCTTCGTGATCGGGTCGGCGGACGGCTCAGGCACGGCATCTGGATCGCCGAGTGCCTGCGCTGGCGCAAGGTCGCCCAGCAGCTCATGCAATTCGTCGGCGTTGAACAGCCCGTCGAGTTGATTATCCCGCGCCAATTGCTCTAGCACTGCCGCGTCCCACTCGGCCAGCTCAGCTGCCCGGTTGTCATACAGGGCCAACCGCGTCTTCTGCTCAGGCGTCAGGCCCGTGCGCCTGACCGCCACCAGCTCATGGCCGCTGGCCTCGACTACCTTGACCGCAGTGATGCCAGCCTCTGCCGCCGCGTCCATCGTGGCATTTCCCGCCAGGACGACGCCATCCTCATCGATGACGATTGACCGCGCTGCGCCCACTTCATGCAGGGCTGACACGATAGTGCCGACGTTCCGCGACGTGTGTTTCCGCGCATTCTTCGGGTCGTGTACAAGGTCTTTGATGTGGTCAATAGGTTTGGACTTCATAGGTCGGTTATCCTAATGCTGCCGCCGTTGCTGCGCCACGATCTGCTGAGGAAACGACGGGCTGCTATCGCGCAGTTCCTCGTCAATCAAGTCAGTCAAGGCCATGTTTGCCAGCGAGGACAGGCTGACGCCGTAGCTGACGGCCAGCTGCTGCGCTTTCCGGTAAGTGTCCCAGTCGAGCCAGGCCGTGACGGCGCGTCCGGTGTCGCGGCGGTCAGACATGCAGCACCGCCGTAGCCCAGCGCAGCGCATCGCCGGTCTTGACCTGCTGGGGCGTGACGCGCAGAAATAGCCAGCCGTCCATCGCCAGATGCGCAATCTTTTCGTTGTCCTTGAGCACGCCCGATCCTCTGGTATGCCGCCCATTGACCCAGACGCCCCCGTCAATTTCAATGGCCAGCTTTCGTGTGCCGTCCTGCCGAGACGCGGCGATATCGATGCGCCATTTCCGCGTGGCGTGGAACTTCAGTTCCGTGGCGACGACATAGCCGCTCGAGACTAATGCCGCCGCC